TGTGCCATGTCTGTTCTCCTTAGATGTTGGCTTCGATTAGTTTGGTTACTTTGAATGATGCTTCTTCGATTTCGCAATCGTAGATTCGACAGATAGTCGCAAGTGCTTGACGATACCTGGCGAAGTTTTCTGGGGTTGGGTTTGCGATTAGCACTTCAGCGATGGCACGTGCTTCTTGCACTGATCCGATTTTGGTCATGTCCATTAGCGTGACCACCTGATGATGAGGCCAATACCAATAATGGCTCCGACGACGGTGGCTGGGATTCCGAGTTCCGGGTTGTTTTGGTTGATTGTTACAACGGCGTAGAAGGCCATCCATAAGATCCATATTGCACCTGCGATTTTCAGCATTTGTTTTCTCCGTTCTTTGCTGTATGTCCAGTTTGTTCCAGGTGTTTTGTTATTTGCAACCAGCGTGTCGTGTCGTTATCGGATTGTTACATCGTTGATTTCGAAGCATCTGACAAGGACACCGTCAGCTGGTGCGTATTCCTTGCGAGCATTGAGAATAACTACTTGACTGTCATCTTTGAATAGTCGACCACTAGCGGCGTCAAGAACGGTTCGGCATAGTTTGTCGATGTCGGGTTTTACGCTGGGCAGTTCACGCTTCGATGTCTTAGGCCTGACGAAATAGAACACAAGCTCGACACGCACTGGGTTCAAAGTTGGTGATGCGTCGTCAAACCATTTCTCGAGTGCAGCGCGATAAGACTTGTGATTCTTGTTGGCCTCGAACATGACTGCTCTACCGTTGACGACCATAGCGGTCTTGCTCCCCTGGGGGATTGGTTTGCCTTGGTAGAAGCCATGCCAGATCATTAGAACGGTGCGTCGATTGCTACTTCGGAACCGTCGCCATTAATCACGTTAGATCCGTTAGCGACAAGGTTTGGGATTGCAGATCGAAGTGTGATGAGTAGAGGCTCGTTGATGTGTGTTTCACGCCCGGTCTTTTCGAGGCCATCCGATGACGTGTAGGTAGTTTCCTTCTCATACCAGTCGTTCGATTCGATTTCGATGAAGTCACCCTTGGCTGCACCTGTTGGTGCATCGAACCAGATGACGTATTTCTTGAAGATCTCGCGACCGGTCTTCTTGAGGGTCTTACGAACCCAAATACTGACCATGCCACGATCGGTTGCTGATGCTACTTCGCCTGCAATGATGATTTTTTCTGACATTCCGATTTCCTATCTAGATTCTTTTAAGTTAATTAATATTAGTTTATATTTATAGGACACTACTGACCTCTATTGCGGTCATTTTTGACCTCTATTGCGACCAATATTGACCTCTATTGCTACCTGTTTTGACCTGTATTGCTCCCTCCGAGAAGTGGTCAACTTGATGATCTCGGCGGACGTTTCTTTATGTGAGAATGACCTATCACAACGCTCCGGGCAGTCAAGAATGATGAAGTAACGATTGGTTACTCGAGCACCATATCCTTGTCCGTCGTCGGGTATAACATCTATCTCAAATAGTGACTTCAGCTCGACGATGTGACGTCTCACTGTTCGTTCACTCATGTTGCATAGCCTGGCTAATGTGGCCTGACTCATCCAGGCACCAGTATCGTTCTCGTGATAGGCGATAGCCATTAGGACAAGTTTGGCGTGAGGGCTGGCTTGGCTGTGATGCAGCACTGCCGACATAGCCTCTGAACTCATGGTTTCCTCCGATAAATGATAGGCTGATTCTGCCTCTGGCGCGTTCTCCGATTCCGCGTCAGGGGCTCTTACTTTATGTCTGAGCCTAGTTCCCTGATCCGCTCAATGACGTCGGATGGTGCAATCTTCTTGACCGCTTCGGCATACAAAGCTCGTAGAGCGTCTTTGTCCTTCTGGAACGCTAGATTCTCTGCTTCGACTATCCAATCGCGCGTAGCGGGCTTCTGTGGCGTTTTACGAGCATTTACTTCGTCAAGTGACGCAATAGATTTGGTGTCGGCTCCAGTAGCTGCAACAATGGCTCGTCCCCACGCCGATGTTTCGGCAACCATAACTTCGGAGTCTTTGGTGTAGGGGGTCTTACCTGGCACTGGTTCCCATGCAGTCCCGATGCCGGGCTTTGAGTCGTTCTGATCGCGGAAGCACGCCGCGACATAAAGGACGAACATTTGCTCGCCGATGGTGTGAAACTCGAGCTTTACTTGTTGCAGTGAGCCTTCGGGGTATTGCGCTTTGAAGTCGCGGATGCGAGTGGCAACGTCGACGTAATCTTTGGCAAAAGCCATTTTGTTCTCCGATTCGATTTTGTTATTTGGTTATGTTCTTGGCTGCGAGTGTAGCACTACCAATCGACAGAATAGCAGCGATAACATTCATAACCTGTCCGGCCACTCCTTCGGTGGTGAGTCCGAGTGTAACCAATAGTGGCACTACTGCGCCGACGATGCGGTAGATCCATAGGCGAGTCTCTGCGTCGAGTTTCATGTTTATCCTTTGTTAGCGGTGATGTGTTTGAGTGGGTCGACCAGCTTGGCCATGATGACCTCGTGCACGTTCTTGGCTTTGGCGATGCTTAGATGTAAGTGCGAGCCAGTGGTTAGGCTGCCAGAGTTTCCAACTTTACCGATAGGGTCGCCGAGCTTAAGTGCGTGACCGATGGATAGGTTTGGCTTGGCCTCGAGGTGAGCGTAGATTACCCAGAGTTTGTCGGTCGTGCTTTGAATAATGCAGTGGCCGAGTCCCTCCGACCAAAAGTTAGCAGTGACCTTGCCAGCTGTAATCGCTGGAATGATTTTGCCTGCGCCTGGTGCCCAGTCCTGACCGCGGTGAGGGTTTTTGCGATAGGAGGCCATGTTGCCGAACTCGTCGCCTCGAGTCGATGCTGGGAATGGCTCGATGTAGGTTGCCATTATGCGTTAGCGATGGTTGTGATAGTGCCCGATGATCCGCGATACTTCAGCGCGCCACCTTGAACGTAAAGGATGCCGCCGTCTGACGGGTTAGTAGTTGGCACTGTGGCTGCGTTTCTAAGCGTCATAACTCGTTTGCCTCCACCGAAGCCAACGTTACCCATAAAGCCGATGTTGGCTATGCCACCAGATTCGGTTATTGCAATAGCGTTCGAGGCGTTTAGCGTGCCAATACCTCCGTAAGTTGCGGTGTTACCTATAGCACCCTCAACTTTTAGGGTTTTTGTAATCGTGGTGCCAGTTACATCGACTACTAAAGATTTGGTTGCATCGTTTCTGATAACTTCTAGAATGTTTTCAGAAGAAGGGTCTTCATCCTCAAGTGATTTGACTGTAAGAGAAACAGTTCCGTATTGCCCGTTTATGGTTGCGGTTGTGTTGGCTAGTTTTGCGGCCAATGCAGTAACTAAGTTTGTAACTTGAGACTGAGCGACAGTCAAGGCCGACTGTGAAGTCCATTGTGTGTTGTAATCGGTGCCGTTGATTTTCGATAGCAACTGCCCAGTAGTTCCGCCAACAGGAACGCCTTGACCGTTAGTGCCATTGGTACCGTTAGTTCCATTAGTTCCAGCTGTTCCCTGAATGCCTTGGATACCTTGAATACCCTGGTCACCCTTATCACCCTTATCACCCTGGATACCCTGGATACCTTGGATACCCTGGTCTCCTTGGTCACCCTTATCACCCTGGTCTCCCTGATCTCCTTTATCGCCTTGGATACCTTGGATACCCTGGATACCTTGGATGCCCTGAATACCCTGGTCTCCCTGAATGCCTTGGTCTCCTTGGTCTCCTTTATCACCCTGGATACCCTGAATGCCTTGTATACCTTGGATGCCCTGCGTGCCTTGCGCACCTTGCGAGCCAGTTGCACCTTGCAGGCCAACAGTGCCTAGCGAGATGACTGCGTCTGTTTCGTTGACGATGATTACTGCGTTAGCCATGAGTGATCTCCGGGGTTAGTAGAAACGTGCCTTGAAGTAGCCGAGTTACTACACCGGCCGATGTGAGTTTTAGGTCGTAAAGGTATGAGCCAGCCTCGATGGCCGCGGTGTCTGTTGCAGAGATAAGGACTGCAATAGTCCCAGCTGCACCGCCTAGGGTTATGCCGTCACCATCTGTAAGGCTAAGAACGTAATCGCTTGGTGGCGTTGCTCTAATCATCATTTCGGCGTCGTAGCCGGTAAGGTTGACCGGCTCGTCGTCTATCTCAAAGGTAAACGTGGTATCGAAGGTAGCGCCCTGCGGCGCAACGATGTTGTAGGTTGCCGGGTTTATCATATGAAGCCTTTCATGATGATGGTAACAAGTGCGGATGTGCCGAGGGCTGTTGCGGTCGAGGTTATCCAAGCGGACTGCCAGCGTGCCTTCTCGAGATCACGAATGCGAGCTTCGTGGTCTCCGATGATTTCTAGGCGTGCTTCAATCACTGCCAGGCGATTTGAGATGTCCGCCAGCAGTGTTGGAGTTGTCGCCCTAGGCGTGTCCTCAGCCATTACTCAGCGTCGGGGGTTACTTCAGCAGGCTTTGGCTTTGGGGCTGGCTTTGGCTCGGCTGGAGATGGAAATGGTGCGTTAGATACGTTGCCCATTAGTTTTCCTCTGGTAGTAGGGTCTGGTGGCAACCGCCACACTCGGCTTTGACGGGAGTATCTTCGCCGAAGTTGTATTCAATGCCCTCGTTTGGACATCCTAAGTGGTTGCAAATAAAAATGCTCATTAGACTCCTTGATACATGATTGTGAACGAGAAGTAGTCGTTTGCTGCCCAAGTGTGTGGGATAGAACCGGTTTGAGTTGTTTGGTAAGAGTATGTTGCAGCTGCGTTTATGGCCTGCATTTTTGCCTCAGTTGTCGACAAGAACACTGTTCCAGAGTATGAACGGCCACCGACAGAGTCACGCATAAGTGCTGAACCGACTGCAAGTGATCTGTTTGCGGATGCTGCGTTGACTGGAAGTGAGATACCAATCTGACCACTTACAGTTGGAGCGGTTGTTCCCATGGTGACATACACCTGAGCGACTATCGTTTTACCGATGCGAGCGTAATAGGCCTGAGTGACTGCACCGGTGCCTTGGGTCAGGTTGGTGAATGTTGGAGTCCATGCGTTCCAGCCGATGTCAAAGGTTACCCAGGCACTCCCGTTGTATACCTGGAAGTGGTCGGTGGCCGTTAGGTAAACAACCATTCCCTCGTTCGGCGCGGTTAGTGCTGCGTCTCGCGCGGTAGAGTTAGTAAATACCATGACCGATTGGTTCATTAAATAGGTGTTTATGTCGCTGGCCAATGCCGGCGTTCCTGATACAAACTCTTGATATGCCATTTAGATACCTCTCCATAACTCTAGTGATATGTCCCACGATCTTGGGGTAATGCGGTCGTATTGTCGTGTTACAAAATAGGTGTCGGTAAACGAGATGCCGTTTATGTCGTAGGTCACTAGGTTCGGGTCGAATAGTCGATCGTTGAGCCACCAATAAAAAAGCTGGCCGGGTCTCGAGATTGCGTCGAAGCTCAAAGTTTCTACGCGCCTAATGATTGTTTTTAGGTCTAGCCGGTCGAGCCATAGTTGCGTGCCGGTTGAGTTGTCGATTGGCACGTCCACGTTTAGGGCTACCGCGCCATAAAGCTCGTAAGCGTCTTGATTGCGGAGGGTAAGTTGGCCGCCGGTTGTGTAGGTCGCGATGATCTCATTCGGCAGCTCCCTGGAGTCTGCCTTCATAACCAAGTCGGTCATGCAGATATGGCTAAAGATGTCCGGGTCGTGAACGGTCGAGAAACTAAACGAGTAGGCCTGAATAATGTTTTGTAAGTCATCCTCTGAGCGATAGTTGAGCGTGCCGTCTCTGTCCATCCACAATGCTCCAAGGCTTGCAGCTAGGCAGTCATTTATGATCTCGCCGACGGTGCTGTTGGTGTAAGTTTTGGCAGCCAAGAAATAGATGTCGGGGTTTAGGTTGCCAGTGATTCCATACCAGTAGGTGTTAGCCATGTCGGTAATGACCGCGCTAGGCAAAGTATCTAGTGAGCCGACCACGTAACTCGCAACCTTGGTATTTAAAAAGTCTTGCATTCCATCGACGGCGCGGATGGTTACAATGTTGTTGCCCTGTTGGTTGTAAGTTGCGCTGTAATCGCGGACATAGCCAGTCCAGAGAGTCACGATGTTGCCCGGGTTAGAGTCGGGTTCGGGCTCGATGGTAATGCGAACCTGGGTGCCTGCGTGAATGAGGCCAGTGCTAAACGGGTCGTAACTTGCGCCTTGCATTCTGATTGTGGCAGTCGAGGCCGAAGGTGCCACAAAGATACCCGACTCGATGTCGCAACCACTTACCATTTGGATATCGAAGCTCTCGCAGAGTAAGTCCGTCCAGTCGGCACTTGATGGGTTGGTGTCCCAGACTCCGCCGTCGTCCCAGTTGCTTACTCCCCAAATAAAGGTTCCAAGTGCTGGAATAAAGAACTCAATCTTTAGTCTGTCCTTGATTACGAAAACGTCGTTGGCCATTAGATTACGACCGACCTACCGCGGCTTACTTCGTAACGGCGAATAGCCTGGACAATCTCCTCACCGGTAATGCTGGCTCGGTTAATGTTGATGTTGTAAGTGTTCCCGCCACCTAGGTTACCAAGTTTGCTTAGTGGAATAATGGCCTCGGCCTGGCCAGCCTCAGCTACGTTTACGATGCTTCCCCCTGGCGATGGCATGACGATACCGCCGTCGGCTAGTCGAGGGATTTTTACCTTCGGGATTTTGCCAACTTGTAGTTTGAGGCCTGTAACTGCGTTGACTCCAGCCAGCAAGAAGTTAATACCGTCGACTAGCTTGTTGACTCCGCCGATCGCAAAGTTAAAGAATGACTCAAGTGCTCCGATTACTGCGTTGATTGGCACCTTGATTGCGTTGACTATCCCGCCAAAGGCATTCTTAATGCCGATAACAAACTTGCCTACAGCCAGAAGTATTGGTGTAAAGACTCCTAGCCAGAACTTAAACTGCTGCACTACAATTTTGATGATTGGCACCAGCAGCTGCGTAAGCATTTTGACCAGTGGCAAAATAACTGGCATGAGTGCCTCGAGCAACTCGACAAGTGGCGGCAGTAGCATCTCGACAAGTGGAAGTAGAGCTTCAACAAGGGTCACAAAGATTGGGGCTAGTTTCTCAATCAAGCTGGCAAGAACCGGGGCAACCTTAGTAATAAGTGGGCCAAGTGTTGCAATAAGTTTTTCAATCACCGGCAAGAAGGCTGCGCCGATTGTCTCCTTGGCTTCATCTAGGGCTACCTTAAACTTTGCAAAAGGGCTGGCCGCAGTGCCTGCTGCGCCTGCAACCGACTTAGCAAAGTCATCGACTCCGCCTTTAGTCTTTTTTAGCTGAGGAGCAAGTTTGTAAAGCGATGTCGTGTTGCCATTCTGAGCTTGCGTAAGAGCCTTCATAATGGTCTCAAGTGGCTTGCCCGTAGCAGCTGCGCCGTCAAGTCCGACCTTAAGCAAGTTTTGGGCAATAGTTAGATCTCCAGTGCCACGAACGGCGTTGGCGAGAGCCGGGCGAAGCACGTCATCGGCTACACCAGCTTCGAGAGACATTGAAAGAATGAATGCTTCGTTGGCCTTGATTTGCGCGTCGGTTGCATTTGTCGATGTTTGAATCTGCAGCGCAAGTTTGTTTTGAGCGATGGCATCCTCGGAAGCGGCTTTGGCTGCGTCCGTCAAGCCCCTGATTACGGCCGCGAAACTAATCGCGCCGAGTGCTAGTCCAATCTTCTTCGAAACTCCCTCAGTGGTCTTTTGGAAGCCTGTAAGGTCACCTTTGGCACCAGCGATGCCCTTTTGTAAGCCTGCCGCGTTAGCGACGAACCTAAAGTTTAGGGTTGCGGCCATTATTGGTCACCTGGACTCTTGCTTAGCGCTTCAACGAATGCTTGATATTCGTAAAGCGTTAGGGCTTCATACTCTGTCGGACTCATGCGAGTCGCAGTGCAGAACTCAGCCTTGCGTCGAGCCTGCTCCTCTCTTAGTCTTTTGGGTTGGCATCGTCATCTCCAAACAAAGCCGATGCGTCCTCAAGGGATAGCAACCCGGCCTGCTCAAAGGTGAAGTTTGGATCAGTGCGCTTTTTGTAGACAAAGATGATGGCCTTGAATGAGCGACCGCGTGGTGCGTCGTCTGCCATGATTGAGTCAATGTTGCGGGCGGTCAGCTGCTCGATGAGTTCAATCTCATTTAGAGTCATGCTGTTAAAGTCTATGGTTGCCATTTTTTATTCTCCGAGTCCGTATTTGTTTATTAGTTTTTGTAGATCACGCTGGTAGTTAGCGATGATCTCCTCATAAGTGTAACCGAGTGCCTTTGAGAAGAACGGCGTTGGCTTGATGTTGCGAGGCGTGCCAGCGGCTAATGTTCCCTTGTGGCTAGAACCTACAACTGACCATCCCCAGTGAATAGGGTTGGCATACGGCACGCGATTGCTACCGGCCGCCGCTTGGGCATACCTGGCAGTCTTGGACGGTCGAAGCGAAGCCGCAAGAGCACCTGTTCTCATAGGCACTAAAGGTCGCGCCGCCTTGATTACAGTTTCGGCTGCGTTTAGGTTCGCTTCGAGTAAGTCTGCCTTGTCTGCCTCGAGAGCCCTGAGTTGCTTTTGTAGCAACCCAAGGCCTTCGATTTGGACAGAACCGCTCGAGATAGATTCCCGAGCCATGATTACTAGCTGGTTTTCTTGGTGAGACCGAAGTAAACCGGTGGCGTTGCATTTGGAGTGTGAACAGCGTTCTTTACAGTCAGCTCGATGTCGAATGACATGATGTCGCCCGATACCATGTTTAGCGGTGGCAAGTTATCAAAGATTACAGTGCCCTCGTAGTTCGGTGCCGAAGCGGTCGCAGTTGAGTTGCCTTGTGGAGCAACCTTGAATGCAACCTCGGTGCCGTAGTTAGCAAACAAGAGCTGGTAGAGCGAGGTCGAGTCACCCGATGCAATACCTTCTAGCGATAACTTCCACTCCTGGAGAGGCTGGACTTCGCAGAATGTCTGCTGGCCGCCAGGTGCGTCCGAGAGACTCAGCTCAACCGAGTTGGCATCGCATGAGAACTCGACCGAGTTGATTAGAAACTTGATGTTTGTTGCTTTGATTCTGGTCGATACGGCCATTTCAAAGTCCTTTCGTTATAGAGTGATTTGAAGGTCTAAACCGATTGTTGCTGCCAAGTAGTCGTTGCCGTTGGCGACAAGCGTGTAGGGTGCCGAGACATCCTTGAAGCCTGAGTATTGCGGTAATGCCAAGAGACAGGCCTCGATTAGATCGTCGAGGTCATCGCTCGATGATTCGTTGTCTGCCGTCCCGGCAATTACTTGTAGTTCTAGGTTGACAAGATACTCAGATCCGACTGACGAGGTAGTCATGTATGGCGAAGCGGCGCGGATAACAATCACCGGTGGCGTGACTCGAGCAGGAATGTAAGAGTAAACATCCAGGTCTGCTTCTTGAAGAGTCAGCGCCAACTCGGCTTTTGCAGCTGCGACTTCGCTCATACTGAGAACCCGACATAGGGCAGGAGTTGAGCGTAAATCGACCGCTTAGTGTCGAGCGATACTCTCATCCCCTGCCCAGAGCCGTCAGCGAACTGAGCGATTCCACTTGGAGCGTTGCGACGGTTCCAATGTTCAGAGGCTACTTGAAGCACGCAAAGGTCTGCGATTGTGCCGGGCACGTTAGTCGCCGTTCCAATCATTTCGGTTACTTCCGCCAGGCCTGCGTCTAAGCAGCGCTGAGGGAACGTTCCGGCGTCCTTTGTGCCAACGTAATCTTTGAACTCTTGAAGCGTCACAGACATGGTTTAGTCCTATACGGTTACGTCGAGCTTGACGATTGCACCGAAACGTGGGATTGCAGCTGCCATGTAGCCGTAAACGGATACAAGGTCGGTAAGCGTGGTGATGTCGCCATCGGTTAGTCGGACTGGTGAGCCTGACGATTCCATGCTGATTAGAGCAGCCGAGTTAGCCATGTAGCAAGTGTTGTTGGCTAGCTGTGGGTCAACGATTACTGGAAGTCCGAAGATCTGACCGGTTAGTCCAGGTATGTTAGCCGAGCCGATGTTGTTTACACCTGCGCCGTTTAGAAGGCTTACTGGGCGAGCGTCGCTTGCAGCAAGTCCAAAGATGGACACATATGCGCTTGGGTCTACTAGCAAGAACTCTGGACGTAGTCCGCTGTTCTCGTAGATGTAAGCCGCGCCGTTAGCGATACCGGTTGCCAATGAGGCTGCGGTTCCGCCGTCTGCGGTGAAGGTCTTGCCGTTCCAGTTCTGAGCTGCCAAAAGGGCAACTACCTTCGCGTTGGTTGCGTTCGCGTAAGCGATCGACAAGCCTGCGAATACCTGCGACAAAGTGTCTACCTGGGCGCGTTCCACATATTGCCTGCTGAAACTTGTGTAGCCGCCGTAAGTGACTACGGGGACTGACTTGACCTCGAAGCTCAGGTTACCAAAGGCAAGTGCCTCGTTCTCTGGGTCTTGAACGTCTACTTCAAGGGTGTTGGTGTCGATAACGGTGTATTCAACAGTAAGGCCTGATGCTGGTAGCGCTGCTCTGGAGAATGCAGACAACGATGGTCGGTTGTTGGTAATCAAGGTGTCGATGTAGCCGAACCATGCTGGAAGTAGCGCGGCGTCTGCGGAAGTCGAAGCTGCGCGAGCGAACTCGATTGCTTCCTGGTCTCCCTTGACGAGTGCCTTAGCAAACTCACCCTGGTTGCGGAATGATGCGCCGAGCATTTTTGCCGGAGCCTTTGGTGCGGCGTTGGCCTCGACCAAGCGACGAACTTCTACAAGCTCATCCTGGATCGCGCGAACGTCGAGTTCTGTGTTTTCGGACACGTCGCTCTCACTTTCTTGTTGGGTTTCGTCGGTCGGTTCAGTTTCCTGCTCCTCGCGAACTTGGGTTATAGCCGCGCCGCTGAATGCTGGCATGGCTACTACGCTCACCTCTTTTAGGTCGACGTAGGTTCGAGTCACGACGTTGCCGTCGACGCTCTGCTCGATGGGCACGAAGCCGACCGAGAACTTGTTGAGAACTCCGTCACGCATAAGCGCTAGAGTTTCATCGGCACGCTGGACACCTGCAGTTAGTTTTGCGGTGATCTCGAAGCCTGCCTCGGTGTCGCGGCCAGAGATGACTCGACCGATTGGTAGGTCATCGTGCTGGTGGCCGTAGTAGATTTTGACGTCTTCGACCGAGCGGATTGCACCCGGCACGAAGCGTTCCTGGTAAGCGCCACCGATGTCGGCGGTCTCGCCGTATGGCACTGCAAGCCCGGTGATTGTGCCTGGCTCTTCTGCTAGTCGAAACTCGACTTCGCGTGTTTCCATTTCAGACATTAGAGTCCTTCCTTGATGCGGACATCCTCGGGGGTTAGCCATGCTTGGCCGCCAGTCGCGATGTTATACATCTCATAGCGAGTCTTCATGTCTGCCTTGTAGAGTCCCTCGTAGTTAAAGCGAACCGACGTGCCTCGGGGTAGGCAAGCCGAGAGTGCGTCCTCAATGGCGTTCGTGTAGGCCATGAGGGTATGACGATAAAAAGTCTGCTGCTCATCACTGAGGTTTGCGTAAGTGTCGCTCGAGCCGTCTACGCCGGTGAGCAATAGTCGAGCTGGCACACCAAACAAGCGAGCAATAGTCTGAGTCGACTGAGCTGCGACCTGAGTGAACATTAAGTCCTGCGGCGTGGCACTGATGGCTTGATAGTCAAACCCTTCGCTCAACACCGCGAGTTGTCTAGTTGCCTGCTTGGTGTGCCAGTTTAGGGTGACTTCATCGGCTTGCTCTTTGGTGAGCATTTTGCCAGTCTTTAACACTCCGGTCGGGACTCCAGAGCTCGAGAACCAAGTGGAGGCGAAGTTGCGCAGCTCAAGGGCTGTCTTTATGTCGTTCGACGCTGTCTGTATTGGGCCGAGTCCGCGCAAGTTTTCGACGACCGAGAATAAGCGGAGGTGCTCCATTTCGCGAGCGGTGTAAGTGATGCCAGCGTAATCAAACACCTTGGCACCGGTCATTCCGTTTACACCGTCGAGGCGGACGGTAATACCGCTGGCAGGAATGAGAGTTAAATCGTTAACTTGGCCGCGCGAGTCGTAAGACTTATACCAAAAGGCCTCACCGGTAAGTGCCAGGCTGGTAACAGTCGAGAAAATAAAGTCTTTGCGCGTCTCGAATAGCGAAGGATTGTTGACGAGAACCGGGTTGTCTATCTTCTGCTCGAGGCCGCCGCCGTAGCGGTAGGTCTCCAGTGGCAACGCCTTAGAAATTGGGGTCGCGATGATTTGGATTGCGCGATACACCGATGCCAGCGAGAGAGCTGCACTTGTGTCGACAAACGTGTCGGAGCGGACGGGAATATTGGGCACGCCAGCACGCTTCTCGATGCGTGGAGCAGTGCCGGTCAGTCTTTGCCAGAGTGAGGCCATATAGAACACCTTATGTGGTTATGACCGATTCGACGTGGCGTGTCGCAAAGTTTCACGCAGTTGAGGGAGAGCCGTTGAGTGTTGGGGATTCCTCAACGCATTCTCTCCCCCAACGCTGTGTGAATGTCTGGAGGACGAGTTCAGTATACACCTACGCCACCGACAACTTGTGCCGACGCGACATAAAGTGCCCAGCAAGTTGCCAGGAGGGCGTCGATGTCGCCCACAGACTCCTTGCGCGAGATCTGCCAATACTCACCGACATACCTGGCGACTGCTCGACCATTCTGCACGATGAGCAAAGGGTCGTCGTTGTGATGCACTCGACCATTAGCGAACATTGAGTAAACCGTCATGCAGGCCGTATTTATTTCTTTGTTCCAAAGATTCCAGACAGGTATCCCACGCTCTTTTAGTTTGCGATGTATCGAATGCATGCCTCGGTCGTCGAGGGCAACTGCACTGATTGCGTGCTTCTGGCAGATTGAGACAATCATCTCGACGAGCTTGTCCTCGGTTGGCTGCACTAGCGATGCGACTAACTCGGTCTCGTATGAGTCGCCGACTCGCTTGGCAGCTGCGATAGTTGCGTGCTCGAAGTTGCGCGTAATGTCGACACCGAGCACCGAGCCAGAGATCTCCGCAATGCCGTTGCCAGAGGCTTGTCTAAATAGTTCCCCGGCAAGCCATGATTCTCGTGTGCCGCTAATGAACTGGTTGAGCGTGTAGCGACGGACTTCATGCTCGGGACTTGTTGAAATGTCCTGTAGCACTCGCTCGAGTGGTATTCGACCACACTCTACCGCAGGGTTAGCCGCCTTGATTGCGTCGGGGTCGGTGAGCTGCGAGTTTGCCGGTGCTTCCCAAATGAATGCGCCGAAGCGTTCGTTCGAGGTCGGGTCTGCGATGACTTGGTCGGCGGTGTTGTAAAGGTCAATGAGCGTCTTTGATTCTTGATCGCCGGCCGTCGTAATCATAATGACCATAGCGTTGTCGATTGCCGAGGTGCCCTTCTTGGCTGCCGTCCAGATTCCCGTCTTGGCTAGGTGACCTTCGTCGAGGATGCAACGAACCATCGTGATTCCCTGCATGGCGGCTTCTCGAGCTGGACTAACTTTATATTTGCCAGAGCCGTCTGTCTTGGCGATGCCTCGGGTCTCGGTCGTTTTCTTGAACCGCTTGGATAGCCAGGCCGTCTTGTCGATGACGTGTTTGACTCGCGTGTAAATAATCGTGGCCTGTTCGCGGCTCGATGCCAGGCTAATCACGTCGCCTTTATGGAACGTCAAGGCGTCGAGTGCCAAGCCACCAGCGAGAACCGACTTGCCTTGTTGCCTAGCCATCGAGATTACAACTTGCCTAAAGCGCAGCTCTCCTGGATGCTCTGCGTGATCGTCGGGATAACGCTCGAGGACGTGACGCAGTAGCCACTTCTGCCACTCGTCTAAAGGCAGGGGGACGTCTGTCTCAGGGGTCACCCAGCATAAGGCCAGCAACTCAATAAGCCGGTCGCCATCGGTCGCAAAGTCGGGCGACAGTGGTGGCGTGAACCGGGCAGGTAGTTGCATTACCGCGTGAGCATCGAGGCCAGTGGGTCAAACTCTGGCACCGAGCCGTTGAGTAGTCGCATGATCTCGAGGATAGTCTTGCGAAGTTCAGCTGCGGTCGAGGTGTTTCCTTTGTCGTCAAACTCGGAGGCCAGTTTCAAGGCCATCATGGCGAGGACTGCAGATTCCGGCGATAGTTCCACGCCGTTCAGCCAATCTCTAAGTGCGTTCTCAATCATTAGTGCTCCGTTCTCTCTCAAATAATCTAACTCATTCCTGTAAAGGAAAGT